CTGCCCGGAAGGTGTAGGCCGTGGCCGCGTTCGACGCCTTCTCCTCAGCCGCCGGCACCACGTCACCGGTCACCTGGTCGCACACGAACGCCGGCAACGCGATCGTCGTCACGGTCACGTCGAACGCGGGCACCACCGACCTGACCACCGCCGTCACCTACGGCGGCGTGTCCCTGTCCCGGCTCGGGTACGTCGTCTCGAACGGCGCCGGCGGCGGGAACATCGGCGGTGTCGCCCTGTGGGGCCTCTACTCGGGAACCCTGCCGACCGGCGCGAACAACGTCGTCGTCACCACGACCTCCGCGCAGGCGATCTGCGGGGCCGTGTCGGCCACCGCCGCGACCGGGCTGGGCGCGGCCGTCACCACCAGCGGGAACGCCACCTCAGGGTCCGTCACCGTCCCGTCGACCAGCAGCGGCGGGCTGGTCGTGTCCGGGGCGTGCGACGGGAACAGCGGCACCACGTGGGCCGCGACCGGCGGGACGGTCCGCTGGTCCAAGGACATCGACAGCAACACCGGCGCGGGGAACGCCGCGCAGGCCACGTGGGCGTCGTCGGCCGGGTCGACCGCCGCGGCGTGGACGTTCGGGATCGCCGACTGGTACGGCATCGTCGCCGTCGAGATCCAGGCCGCCGCCGCGCCGCCGCCGCCGCCGGCTCCGGGTGAGCCCGCCACCCCGCCAGGGCTGCTGTCCCCGATGGTGTTCACCCGGATCACCCCGGCACCCCCGCCAGCGCCGCCGCCAGCCGCGATCACCCTGACGGGCGCCGCCGACACCGCCTCGGCGGGCACCCTCACCGCCGCCGGGACCGTCATCGTCAGTGGCGCCGCCGCGCTCGCCTCGACGGGCGCCGTGGCCGCGTCCGGTGCGTCGGTCATCCCCGGCACCTGCGCGATCACCGGCGCCGGCAGTCTCACCGCCGCTGCTGCCCAGGCCGCTCCCGCGGTCATCGCCGGCGCGGGGACGCTGGCCGCAACTGTCACCCAGTCCGCGGCGGCGGCCATCACGGGCGCGGGCACCCTGGCCGCGTCGGCGAGCGGCGCGGTCACCGGAACCTGCGCGATCACCGGCACCGGAAGCCTGACCGCTGCGGCCGTCACCCAGGCACCCGCCGGGCTGGCCAGCACCGGCACGCTCACCGCGGCGGCCGCCCAGCAGGCACCCGCCCCGATCGCAGGCTCGGGCACCCTGACCGCCGCGGCCACCATCACGGCCGGCTGCGCGATCACCGGGACCGGCACCCTCACCGTGCCCGCCCGGCAGGCCGCACCCGCCGTCATCACCTCCGCCGGCACGCTCACCGTCTCCGCTGTTCAGGGCACTTCCCCGGCCCTGACCGGCACCGGCACCCTGGCCGCGGCCGCTACCCAGCAGGCCACGGCAGTCATCACCGGGACCGGTAGCCTGGCCGCGTCCACCGCGGGCACCACCGCCGGCGCCGCAGCCATCACCGGCACCGGGACGCTCACCGCGGTCACCGCGCAGCAGGTCACCGGGCCGGTCACGGGCGCTGGCACGCTGGCCGCGGCCGTGACCATCCGCGCCGGAGACGCGATCACCGGCGCCGGCACGGTCACCGTCCCGGCCGCCCAGCAGGCCCCGAACACGATCACCGGCACGGGCACGGTCACCGCTGCGGCCGTCCAGCAGGCCACCTGCTCCATCGCGGGTACCGGGACGCTGGCCGCAGCCGCCGGCGGGATGGTCACCGGCACCTGCGCGATCACCGGCACCGGGGCCCTCACCGCCACCGCAGCCCAGCAGGCAACCGCCCTGGTGGCCGGCGCCGGCGTGCTGGCCGTGGCCGCAGCCCAGCAGGCCACCGCGCTCATCGCCGGCACCGGGGCGGTCTCCGCCACAGCCGGCGGCATGGCCACCGGCACCGCGACCATCACCGGGACCGGCAGCCTCACCGTCCCGGCCGCCCAGCAGTCACCCGCACCGCTCGCCAGCACGGGCACCCTGACGGCCGCGGCCACCCAGCGGGCCACGACCGTCATCACCAGCGCCGGCACGGTAGCCGCGACGTCCGGGGCGTTCACCTCCGGCACCGCCACGCTCACCGGCTCGAGCGCGGTCACCGCGGCCGGGTCGGTCGCCACCATCACCGGCGCGGCCATCACCGGCACGGGAACCCTCACAGCAGCCTCACAGCAGGCCGCTACCGCCCAGATCGCCGGCGCCGGGCAGGTCACCGCCACCGTACGGGCCTTCGCCGTGGCGGTCATGTCCGGCGCCGGGCAGCTCACCGCCACCGGCGCATCCATCGCGCCCGCCCTGTTCGGCACCGCCCTCGCCACCGGCCAGGTTCTCACCGCCACCACCACCGCCGGCACCACCCAGGCCGCCATCCCCGGCGGCGCCACCGCCACCACCACCGCCGGCGGGAAAACCCTGGTCACCGCCACACCCGGCGGCGACACCGCCACCGCCACGTCACCGGGAGGGAAACCGTGATCGACACCGGGCAGGTCTACCACGCCACCCTCACCCTCAGAGGCCAGTCGATCGCCCCGTCGTCCGCGACCCTGGTCATCACCCTGCCCGACGGGACCACCGTCCCGGGCACCACGCCCGGCGCCGGATCCGCCGCAGGACCCGACTGGGTGATCAGCTACGACTACGCCACCACCGTCCCCGGCCTGCACAAAGTCTCATGGCAGACCACCGGCCCGGGAACAGCCGCGGTCGACTACTTCAACGTCAGAGCGTTCGCGTCCATCCTGTCGCTGGCCGAAGCCAAGCTTCACCTGTCCGCCGGCCCCGGATCCACGTGGACATCCGACGATGACGAGCTCAGGAATTTCCTCCAGGCGGTCACCGAGGTGGTGGAGGCCAAGGTCGGGCCGTGCGTCCGCCGCACGGTAACCCAGCGGGTCGCTGACTACTCCGCCGCCGCGATCGTCCTCAACCAGGCGCCCGTCATCACCGTCACCTCCGTCACGTCGGTGTGGTCGGGCGGGCCCGCGTGGACGACACCCCAGCTCATCGTCGACGGTGACGCGGGGATCGTGTCGGTGCAGTTCGGGGCGCCGCCGTTCTGGTACGGGCCGTGGGACGTCGCCTACGTGTCCGGCCGCGCCGTCGTACCCGAACGATTCCAGCACGCCGCGAAAGAACTGCTCAGGCATCTGTGGGACAGCCAGCGCGGGCAGCTCGCCGCCGCGCCGCTGGGCGGGGAAACGTTCACCACGACGACCGGGTGGGCGTTCTCCGTGCCGAACCGGGTGGTCGAGCTGCTCGCCGACGACATGACACCAGCCATCTGACATGGCACGGCAGGGAAACACGACCTCGGTGGGGCTTGGCTACCAGCATCAACAGGCCAGGCGCCACGCCATCAACGCCATGACCGACGGCACCCCGTGCCCGCTCTGCGGCCGGCCGATGCACCGCAACCCAGGCCGCAACCCCGACGGCCGCGCGCTGCATTACGACCACGTGATCCCGCGCAGGCTCGGCGGCGTGAACGGACCTAGGCGCCTTACGCACGCATCGTGTAATGTCCGCGCCGGATCCGCGCTCGGCAACGCGATCCGGTGGGGCCGTCCGCACCGCCGCACCCGCGAATACACCCGCTGGTAAACCCGACAGGAGGACCCGCCATGTCCTACGTCCCCGTCAACCTCTGGGTACCCGACACCACCGAAGGACCCGCAGTCCAGGCCGTCAACCTCAAAGCATGCGACACCTGCCACGCACTCATCCCCGTCGAGCTCATGGACGAGCACGTCGCCCAGGCCCATCCCACGCTCGAGGTCACCCCGCACTAGAAGGCCACCCACATGACAACACCGCCGGGCATGCCAGACTGCCCCACCTGCCACGGCACCGGCCGCATGCCAGCCGGGAACAACTGCCCCACCTGCGGCGGCACCGGCACCAAGCCAGGCAACCGCTACACTCACTGACAGAAGGTGCCCCGGCGCTGCGTTAACAGCCCGGGGCTCGGACCGAACCTGGATGAGAGGCCGGTCATGCCCACGCTAGACGTATGCGTCAGATGCGAGAAACCCGTGTACCGCGGCAAGACCTCGCGGCCAGAGATCATCTGCCATGAGTGCAGGCGGAAGAACCCACTACGGCAAGCCAAGTACCGGGACGCGATCTGCGGGCATTGCGGCGCTAGCTTCCAGTCACAGCGCAGCGGCCAGTCAGTGACAGGCTGGACGCGATACTGCTCACTGACCTGCGCAGCCACGGCCAACAACCTCAAGCGGTCACCACTCCCGCGTAAGCCGAGATCACGAGGCGGATCAATCGCGGCGAGCCGACGCAGGCGCATGCGCCACCAGACCACATGGGACGGCATCACCGACCAGGCGATCCTCGAGCGCGACCGGTGGATGTGCTGGATCTGCAAGCGCCGCATCGGCAAGACCTTCACGTACCCGGACAAACGGTCAGCCAGCATCGACCACATCCTGCCGCTGTCACTCGGCGGAGACGACACCCAGTACAACAAGAAGGCAGCTCACTTCGGCTGCAACATGGCACGCGGCACCGGCAGGCCAGGCGAGCAGATGCCCCTAGCGTTCGGGCTAGACGAACTGGCCGCGCTCACGCCACGCAAGCGGCCGAGGCCAGCACCCAAGCCGCAACCCTGCAAGACATGCGGCGAACTGAAGTCCATCGGCCAGGCATGCGGGCTGCACGAGCCAGTCCGCTACACCAACTGCAAACGATGCGGCACGCCGATCATCAAGCGCGGACGTGCGATCTGCCGGGCATGCGAGACATGCGCCGCCGACGGATGCACGAGCGCAGGCACCTTCGGCCGGGGCTACTGCACACCTCACTACATGCGCTTTAACCAGTACGGCGACGTGTTCAGCGACATCCCGATTGCGCAAGATCACGTGACGCGACATGAAGTGGCGCGTCTGATTCAGCTGCGCCTATCCAAGATGGCGTAACGCCCAGTACCTAGCCTGGGGAGTGCCAGCATGGCCCTGCGGCGGCACCCGGCGCCAAGCCAGGAGGGCCACCCCGCACGTTACGCATGCACGCAGCGAATGCGTAATGCGAATGCGTAAAGCAAAACAGCAATGGCAATCCAAAGGGATGGAAGCCAAGAAGGCGCGCCGCCTGATCAGGGAAGGCGGCCATCGCCAATGTTACGCTCAGTGACCATCGCGGGAGGGCCGGGCACCGCGGGGAGGGCCGGGACCTCCGCCATCGGCCGAGGGTTACCATCCCTGTGTTCGATACAGGCCGCTGACCTGCGACAAGTAGTGCCTGCCCTGGGCCTGCCCACGACGCCGATCTGAGCCATTTGCAAAAACTGTCCGAGCAACGGGGGGGGTTACGGAGGGTGACCATCGCTAGGGTGAGGCGCCGGGTCGGCCCGGTCGAGCGGAACGTGAGGAAGGACCTCCGCGCGCTGGTCACGGCCCACCCGATGGGTGAGGCCCTAGCCGCGATGGCGGTTCACCTGGCCCGTACGCTGGACGATGGTGCGGGGCTGGCGACGGCGGCGGTGAACCGGGCGCTGATGGAGACCCTGCTGGAGCTGGCGAGGCTGGCTGTTGATGACGATGACACGCTCGAGGCCGGCTTGTCTGCCCCGGTTCGGCACGGCGCGGACCTGGGAGCGGCCGACGCTGGGCCCGAAGATCGGGGAGGTGTCGGCGCGGCTGGGGAAGCCGTTCATGCCGTGGCAGCAACTGGTGGCGGACGTGACGGGGGAGATCGACCCGGCGACGGGGCGGCTGGCTTACCCGGAGTTCGGGCTGCTGGTGCCGCGGCAGTCGGGGAAGACGACGCTGATTGAGGCGCGGGTGGTGCACCGGTGTACGGCGACGGGGTTTTACGGGCCTAGGCAGCGGGTGGTGTATACGGCTCAGACGCGGCTGGCGGCGCGGGAGAAGTGGGAGGAGGATTTCGCCGCGGACCTGGAGGCGTCGGCGGCGTTCAAGCGGCGCGTCAGCGTGCATAAGGCGAACGGGAATGAGCACATCCGGTTCGTGAACGGCTCCCGGTGGGGCCTGGAGGCCGTCACGGAGAAGGCCGGCCACGGCGGGACGATCGACCAGGCCGACATCGACGAGGCGTTCGCCCACGCTGATTTCCGGCTGGAGCAGGCGTTCGGCCCGGCGATGATCACGCGGGCGCTGAAGCAGCTGGCGTGGCTGTCGACGGCGGGGTGGCTGGGCGGGTCTCCGTACCTGGAGGCGAAGGTGAAGGCCGGGCGGGCGGCGGTCGAGGCGGGGCGCCGGTCGGGGATGGCGTATTTCGAGTGGTCCGCGGCCGAGGACGACGATCCGGGGGACGAGGGCACGTGGTGGGGGTGCATGCCGGCGCTGGGGCGGACGATCGGCGTGGACGCGATCCGCGGCGAGTACTACAAGGCTGTCGCGCAGGGGACGGTGAATGAGTTCCGGCGGGCGTACCTGAATCAGTGGGTGCCGAAGAACGTGCCTGATGACTGGCTGGTGATCAGCGAGGCGGTGTGGGCGGGCCTGGCCGACCCGGAGTCCGAGCCGGTGCCGGGGGTGGCGCTGGCTGCGGTGTACTCCCATGACCAGTCGCACGCTGCGGTCGGGCTGGCGGGGTGGCGGGCGGACGGCCTGCTGCACGTCGAGGTCGCTGACTACAAGGAGGGGACATCATGGGTGACGCCTAGGCTGGCGGAGATGTGCGGTCGGCATGACCCGGTGGCGGTGGTGGTCGACGACGCGTCGCATGAGGGCGCGGTGATCAAGGACCTGGAGGCGGCCCGGATCGAGGTGATGAAGCCGCACGCGAAGGGGGTCGCGGAGGCGTACGCGGATTTCATCCAGGACGCGACGGACGCGAAGACACTCAGGCATCGCGGCCAGCCGGACCTTGACGTGGCGGTCGCCGGCGCCGTATCACGCGACGTCGGGGACGGGGGGAAGGCGTGGGGCCGGCGGAAGTCGTCGGCTGACATTAGCCCGTTGGCGGCGGTGACGCTGGCGGCGTGGGGTTTGCGGGTTAAGACGGCCGAGGGCGGAGGTGACCCGGGCGCGTGGTTGATCTTAGTGCGGCGGAAGTGCAGGTGAGGGCGCAGTTCGCGGCGTGGCGCCACCACGCCCGCAACGCCCGCGCCCGCCTCGGCCGCGCCCGTCACGTGCTGGTGTCCGCTGTCCTGGTGGCCGCGGGCCTGGCCGGCGCGGCGTATGGGGGGTGGCTGGTCGGGAAGTGGTGCCTCGGCCTGGTCGTCATGGCCGAATCCGCCGGGGCGGTGTGGTTCGGGCTGATGCGGGATGACGGGGCGGGGGTGCCGCGGCGGGGTGAGCGGACCGTGGCCGAGGTGCTCGACGAACAGCGGCGGCTGCCGTGACGCGGCTCTTCGACCGGATGCTGTCCCGCGCGGCCAGCGGGTACAACGAGTACCTGTACAGCAACGCCTACGTTGTCAGCACGTCGGACCCGTCGGGCCGCGGCCGGGAGGGCGCCGACCCGGGGAACGTCCGGAACGCCCGCGAAGCCGTCTGCGCGAACGGCGTGGTCTTCGCCTGCGCTGCTGCACGTCAGAGCCTGTTCGCGGAGGCGCGGCTGACGTGGCAGTCCACCATCGACAAGCACCTGTACGGCAACACCGACCTGGCGCTGTTCGAGTACCCGTGGCCCAACGCCACAACGGGTGAGCTGCTGGCCCGGATGGAGCAGGACGTGACCACGGCGGGGAACTCCTACATCCGCAAGGTCACCCCCGCGGACGGGTCCGACCCGCTGCTGGTGCAGATGCGGGCCGACTGCGTCACGATCATCTCCGAGGAGCATTACGACGAGAACGGGCAGGTGTACAAGCTCCCCGTCGGCTACTCCGAAGACCTCGCCCCGATGGGCATCACGGACCGGCCGCCGCAGGTCTACCCCGTCGAGGCCGTGGCGCACTACAGCCCGTTCCCGGACCCGAAGGCGTTTTACCGGGGCATGAGCTGGCTGACGCCCGTGCTTCGTGAGGTTGGGGCCGATTCGGCGCTGACGGTGTACAAGACGGCGCACATCGCCCGGGGCGGGACACCGGGCCTGGTCCTGAAATACTCCCAGAAGCTCAGCCAGCCCGTCGTGGACCGGCTCAAGAAACGGTTCGACGCGCTGTACGGCGGCCCTGAAAATTCCGGCCGCACGTTGGTCTTGGACGAAGGTGCTGATGTCGTGGTCGCTGGCAGCACCCTGGAGCA